GAGCGAGCGGACATATCTGCAGTGTGCTTGTAAGGACACTGTTCGAGAAATCACCTCGATGGCTGCACGCCATGGATCTATGTCGTACCGATCGTTACCTCCCTCATGGGGTGGAAGATGAGCGGGACAACTATGTTCCTTTAGCTTCTTATAGTGCAATGGGAAACGGCTATACATTCGAGTTGGAGACCCTGATATTCTGGGCCGCCGTTCGGGTGATTCGCCGCGAGCTTGGAGAGCGGACCCCTTACAGGGTCTATGGGGATGATATAATTTGTTCGCAGAGTATCGCGAAGGAGTTGATTCCTTTCTTAAGCTTTCTTGGCTTCCCAATTAACGCTAGTAAAACCTTCACCGAAGGCCCGTTCCGCGAATCCTGCGGTGCGGATTACTGGCTAGGTACGAACATTCGTCCGGTCTACTTCTCCATTGATTCGGAGGAGATTGAGGAAGCAAATAATGACGGAACCTCGTTGTTGCGCTGGGTGTCTCTCTGCAATTCGATCCGCAAAGTGGCTCGTTTACGCAATCATGGCCTTGGCTGTGACATTGTGCTACGTGCTGCTTGGGTCGGAGCAATTCGCAAAATTCCTAGACGTCTTAGGGAGTCTTTAAAAACTCCTTGGGACGACTTCCGTGACGATTCACTGCTCACGGATTGGGACGATGCGGTGACAAACCCGTTGGTGAGAGCTTGCGGTTCATTGCAGGCTCTCGTCGCTCCTCGCCTGTCTTTGGTCCAGATTTCCGGAAACCTCAACACCAGTTTTCTAGGTGCGAAGGCTGCCCTGCTATACAAGGCCCACGACAAAGACCGTGCCGCCGTAAAATACGATCGAACTCGTTCGTGGCTGCGGAGCTTCTTACAAAAGCAATCACTTACCCCTTTAACGCCACTGCAGCAGGCTATACACAAATCCATTTACGGTGCGAAGCATTTAACCGTGGGTGGAGGAGATGTACGACCTAGTGGCCGATTCGGGTTGAGTGCTGGATGGGAAGTTTTCCACACAGTTGGGG